CCAGCAGCACCAGAAGCATCTATTGGATTAGATATTATCTTTGATGTAAACTTCTTACCAACATATGCGTGTGTATATCCAGCAGTAGAAAAAGCTAATAAACTAACAGCACCAGCAGCTACAGTAAACTCCCCAAGATAATCATTGTCTGTTCCATTAGTAGCTATGACATCAACAGTTACTCCATTTGCATACGCAGAACTAACAGTAATAGCATTAGAAGATATTGCTCCATAAATATAGGAATCTAAACCAATATCCCCCTTAAACTCACAAAGTTTTAATTTATTATTTGCATCATAGATATTTGCAAACAGTCTATCATCTATAGCAATGACAGAATCAAACCGACCATTGGTTGTGAACTCAGTCCAAGAAGCTCTTTTCTCTGCTCTATTAGATGTAAATACTGCTGCATCTCCATCTGTCATAGACATTACCGCATAAGAATCTGGCTGATCAAAACCACTATGAACAACAGAAATATATTTAGGACTGTTAATTAAATGAGAAGATATTGTTGATATTGCTGTAGAAGCATAGGCATCTTCATTATCTGTAAATAAATATTCTCTAATTATTCTACCACTTGCTTGAGCAAATATAGTTGCTCCGTCTATTAAGGCTGGTTGTGCAAAGCTAGATCCATAAGGCGTTTGCTCACGGATCTGTGCATTTGTTGGCGTAATGCTTTGATTAAGGAACGTCGGAACATATAGCTCTCCAGTTCCAGCAAACACTTGAAGATCTCTACTAGAAACTAAATGACGTATTTCATGCACATCACCAGTTGCCGCTGTTAAATGAATAGCTTCATTATCTAAAGCATCACCAGTATCGTGATTAAAGTACTGACCTATCTTACTCATAAAAATAGAATCTGGTTCTGCAATAGTGCCAGCAAAAACTAATCTATTCTCATGGAAAGCTACAGCAGCAGGGTATCCGCGTTTAGCTGACCAAGCTTGTTCATCCCAATCACTATTCGAAACTGCGCCAACAAATGTAGGGAACCCACCACCATCTGCTGAAGATGTAGCGTTAGCATTAGCATTAAAAGTAAAAGTGTTTTCATCAATAATAGTGGTAATAGATGTTGTAATATTTAAGTTTGATGCAGCAATGCCTCCAACTGTATCGCAACCAGAGAGTGTAAAATTTCCACCAATAATAGAAAGGCCATGATTAATCATAGTTACTTCAATTACTGGAAATCCAAGCCTAGTTCTAAGGGGGTTATTTACAATCATTCGTCTGTTAAAATTGTCACTAATGTTAACTTTAGCTTGAGTTGTAGACTGCACACTTACTATCTGTGCTTCATTTCCACTGTATCTAATTTTTACACCAACGTGTAATGAGTCAGCATAATTACCACCGCTTTGACTTCCTGTTATATCAAAGTAAGCTGAGCTTGTTGTAACAACTATATTTGAGCCACTAGTAGATGCTGGGGTTAATGTTGTTCCTGAGCCTTGGTATCTCGAATATGGTTGATAGGTTTTTTTATTGTCTGATCTAGTATCAAACGTATAGGTGCTAATATTAAAAGCTGTAAGACTTGTTCTAGCTAAAAGTCTGGGCGCAAACAATGGATGGCAAATAAACATAACATCACCCATTTGTGCAGTAGTAATTTGATGAAGGTATTGTTTATCAAAAGGTAAGGCTGCACTACTAGCATCAGCAGTTAATGTAGCAACCAAAGTAATAGTATCAGCATCTACAACTCTAAAGCATCTTACTTTAGCGTGTTCTATTGATATGATGTATTGCTCATTACTATCAAATATAAATGGAAAAAGACGAGATTGATCTGTGTTATTAGCATCATATGATATTGAGTAATCATATATATGTTTCAAGCCTTGGCGTTTCTTTGCACTACCTTCAGCAGTAACAATCATGTTCTCAACCTTTTGAGCTGACCCAGTGTAAACTCCAGTATCAGTTCTCATTACAAGAGAATCGCTAATTTCACCAAATTGGAAACTATTTTGCGGAACGCGAATCTTTTGCATTAGCTGCGCCTTTCAGATATAAACCTTTTCGTATTAAGCTTCTTAGTTGTTTGAGCTTGAGAATCTAATCTCCTAGCTTTTATTAACTGAATATTTGCCTGTTGATCCATAGCAGCAGACAAAGAAGCATCCCTTGCTAATGAAACAGCAAAGACAGAAGCCACTGAGAATTGAACACCAAGAGTAAAATATGGAGCCCATGTTGATTCGCTTGCTCTATAAATATAATCTGCAATAACCTCATCGCTGAGGTTTGCATTATTATAAATCTTATCTTCATATATATTATATTCGATTGGACTATCTTGAACAGTAACCGCATTAATCATTAATGAGTCAGATGGTAATTGATATGTAGAACTCCATCTTGCTATTGGATCTTCAGCCACTCTGTTTAATTGAAATTGTCTAGTAGCAAAACGCCAACGACTGCTTGTTAAAGCAGCTCTAGCAATATCTTCATATACCGCATCAGCTATATCAGACTCAGTAGTTCCGTCTGTAAAAGATTGGATAGGATCTCCACCGATTAACATCGATGCTCGAGAGCAAATTTTTATTGATGTGTTTGCATAATCAGGCATAGCAGTATGGGGGCCGAAGCCCCCACCCCTTAGTCAGAGTCTGTTTCTGCTACTGCCGTACCATCAGATACGTCAACAACAGAACCAGTATTACTTAACACAGTTACAAAACTTGTTGTTGGAGCATTAGTATCATGCACCATAATCAAGTCACGAACAGCAAGCATATTTGCTGCGCTGTTAAAGTAACCAGCCGTGTTTACAGTAGCAATTGCATCAACGGTAGCATATCTCCATAGGCTACCATTTGAATCACCACCAATACGAGTTAGTCCAGTTGCACTATAAGCCATTTTCTAACCCTCCTAGTTATTGTCTAATAGTTCATAGATACCGTTGTCATCAATAACAACAGCGCCCATAGACATCATAGATGTTGCAAGATGAGATACTTTCTCAGCAACGTAGTTGACTTCAGTTTGAACATCAGAGTTGATACCCAAGCCAACAGAAGTTGTGTGATAGCACATACTTTTACCAGCTGCGACAGCAGACGTTGAAAAGATCTTAAAGCCTAAGAACTCTTTCATTGTCATACCACCAGCATACGGTAGGTTTTGATCACCAACAAAGTCAGATGATGCAAACTCTGTAATCAAGAACAAGTCAGCAAAACCTTTTGGATGCATAGCAATATAACGCTGTCCATCCTCAGGAAGATTAGCTGTTCCAAATGTTTCAAATACAGATAATAGATCTGCTTTTTCAACAGCAGAACTTGTATCATGGATTTGAGTTGAGTTAGCACCAGCATCCATAGCTGTAATTAGTAAGCTATCAGTCTTACGACCCAGAGCAGCAGCAGCAGATTGAGCTACAGCTTGACGCTCGTTGATGTTGATTTTGAGTTCATCTAACTTATCGATGTACTCAGCAGCGTAGAAGTCAGCCATTGTTGCTTCTACAGTGGTATGTGCAAGTTCCATTGGAGTTACATTACCATTACGAGATTTAGTAGTTGCTTCCGCAGTACCAATCTTCTGAAATCTAACAGTCGATCCAGTTACATTAGCAGTTCGCACTGTGTTCCGTAGCTTAGAACCCATACGCTGATATGCCATGTGAACTTCTGTCTCGAACTGTTTGATAAAGGCTGTGTCAATTGTATTAGCCATTTATTAGTTCCTTATTGAAGTTACGGTTACTAACAGGTATCCGCTCTTTCACATCAGCAAGGGTATCCTTTCGGGCCTTTCAGTGTATTACGGGCTGCGATGTGCAATCATAAACATCTTTTTGATTTGGATTGCAACGCACAAAATCAACATATTCAATTTCATCATTGTTTATTACACCTACCACTTCGAAGCCTAGCCATGCTGCCCAGTCTGTAATGAACTCATATTCCTTAAGTATTGTCATAGATAAGCCACTATGAAACTGATCAAAGTAATTAACAAACATTATAGATCCTCTAGCCATAGCAATAAAGTTTTCTTTAATTTTATTAGAAAACATTGCAAACATTTGAGGGCATTCTTGATCTTCAGCAAACCAAAGACCACCAATCATAATAAAATCTTCATTATTTTTTCTGCACAAATAACACTCAGAACTTTCGTGCATATTAATAAGAGCCTTTCGAACATCGGTATAACCCAGTAGAGCAAGCTCTTTAACATTTTCTTTACTTAGATTCTCAATGACTTCATCAATATGATCTAAGGTAAAAGGGGTAAGATAGTACTCACCCCTTTGCAGAATCTTAACTTCTGTAGATTCTCTTGAATCCTTCAGCAACTTGTTTGTGTATGTTTGGGTCACGATCTTTCCAATACTTTGGATCATCCATCATCTTTCTTAGATCAGCTTCATTAACTTCAGACGCAGACGCAGTATCTCCAGCAAATGAACCATCCTTTGTATTTTGCATAATAGCTTCGAGAGCAATAATACCTTCATGACTTTCACACATTTTTTCTATAGCTGGTAACGCTGAGTCAGGGAAAAACTTATTAGCAAATAATGATGCGGCTTCTATTCTTGCATCAGCATTATCGCCAAGCTTTGATACTTCTTCTTCATAGCTAGGTTGAGTTCCAAGAACAGACTCAGAGTATATCTTAATACCTTCCTCAAACTCGTCCTGAGAAAATCCGTTATTAAATGAATGTTCTGACCACCATCTAAGAAGATCATTATCAACAGCTTCTTCTTCATTAATAATATCTGGAAGCTGATAATCTCCAGCAGTCTCTGGCCTATCAGCAAAAGCTTCTGATTGTATTTCTTCTATAAGTTGATTCCTAAGATCTTCATCTTTAGCACCAAGCTTAGACTCAAGCTCTTTATAAGCTTTAGCTAGATCCTCACCAGTTTTGTATTTCTCTGGTAACCACTCAGGCTTATCAGATGTCTGTTCTACTTTTTCAACATCTTCTTGGGTTACAAAATCACGACCATCTTCGGCTGCTGCTTCTACTGCTGCATCTTCTTCACTCATTGTTTACTCCTGTTTGCGTGTGCAATGCGTTGCTCGATCAAACCTACAAGGTATCTCTGCCCCTCTATGTGTCGAAGTTCTTCTGTAGAAACATTAGGCCCATTAACCATCTCAATAGTAATCGACCTAAAATACTTTAAAACTTCTTGTCCTGTTGGGGTAGAAAATAACTGAGCAACATTCTTACTAATCTCAACATCACGTTCAGATTTGCGATGAATGCCATCGATCCCAATGTTAACCCTGCTGTTCAACTGGCATCATTCCCTGCTGCATTGCCTGTTGTTGCGCTAATTGCTGCGCGGCTTGTGCAATTTGTTTACGCTGTTCCTCATCTCGAATCAAGCTTTCTGGAACACCAAACTTTTTAGCCAAGTAAATAGCAGTCTCTTCACCATCAATTAAAAGCTGCAACATCTCTGGGCCAAAGCTAGAAGCAATTAACTCAAGGAAACGTGAGACTACAGAAATATCCTGATTGGCTTGGGCTTGGGCTAATGGGGAAACAGACCTTACTTTAATCTCTCTTCCATTAACTGTTGGTATATCAATACGGCCCTGTTTTTTAAGGATATAAACTACGCGTTGAAGAAGTGGTTGAACAAGCTCAGCTTGTAATCTTCCAAATGCTGCGCCCATTCTTCTAGATAAATCAGCCATACGTTCAGCTATCTCTGTAGCTGTTGCTGGGGTTTTATCAGGATTGCCAAGCATATCATTATACAAAGCTTTTTTAATATTTAATCTAAGGTCACCTAAAACAAGTTGGGCAACATCAAAACGACCAGCGGCTTGTATAGGTTGCAGTCCAGCAGACCCCATAGCTTTAGGAATTATAGTTCCAGGAACTAGNTTGATTGTATCAGGGTTTATTACACCATCGTCTTCCATCTGATAAATACCAGANATCGACATCTGTGCGTTCTCAAGTATTAACTGAATAGTAAGGTTAGTTGTTTTTATAGAACTTAATGCATTGATTAGTGGCCCTCGGCCATAAACTTCACCAGCGCACTTAGACCAACGAAAACAAATGAATGGATTAGATCCAACGCCACTCATTTCTTTAGAGTGTAATATTGTTTCAGTAGTTAGGCATATTGCGTAATGATAATACGCCTCGACATTTGGTTGAGTATAGTTTCTGCATACAAGCTCAAGAACTGTAGTTTCTCTATTCGAACCCATTTGTGAAGTAACTTTGGAATCAAATGTAGAGTTAGGAAACATTAAAGGTAAATGATCAAACTTAACTTTCTTTCTTTCTCGATAAACGTGATCAATCCTATCATCAGGGCCAGTATCTAAAACAACATGAGGAAGTGGTATTGCAGAGAAGTTAACTGGATTTAATGCGTCACCTTCTTCAACGCATAGAACGCCAGTTCCAACAGCTAAGTCCATAAAAGATTCATGAACCTCTTGGCTAAAGTTAGAGTTTTGCAAAACTTCAAACACATAGTCTGTAACTTTATCTAACTCATTATCAACTTTTTCTCGCTCTTGTGGGTCTACTTCACTTCCAGAAATAAAGTCTGCCCATCTAGCAAAGTTTGGAACTATTCCAGATTGCAGTCTGCTAGCGAACTCTTGAGTTCCTACTACTGCAGTCTCATCAAATATCTTTTCATCTCTTCTTTGACCATGCTCTTCGTAATAAAAAGACTCTCGTTGAGGCAAAGCATACTCATAGCATTCCTCAAAAAGTGAAACCCATTGTTCACGAAAGGATTTTGCCTTTCGATATTTCTCTATAAAATGCTTTGCTATATTATCCATTAACCAAACCGACCTAAGTATCCAGCGGAGCCACCGCCAGTACCTGTTTGTTGAACGTTTCTAAATAAAGATCTTCTTGAGGAGCCGCCCCTAGCACCAGCATTTGCAACGCTGGATTCTAAAGCATCTGATATATCTTTGCGCTTTTGTTTGGCCTTCGATCAGCTTCTTTTCTTTCAGCATCATCTGCTGCTATTCTATCATCCGCAGCAGCTTCTTGTTCTTCTTCTGTTGGGCCACCGCCTCCACCACCAAAGCACATAATAAATCTCCTTTTCTCTTCCTAGTCACAAAGTTAAAATAAAATCAACGCACAAATTGAAAAGCTTTCTTTTTCTTAGGTCTGGAAAACAGATCAAAACTTCTTTTAGCAACGACAGGTTGCATAGGTTTCTGGTTATTCATCAAGGCTCGACCCTCACCAGCACCGAGAAAAAGATACTGAGCAGCATCATGAACGTGAGAAAACATATTCTTGTCTGGTTTATCAGCATATCTCTCACCAGAGACTTCCATTCTTTTATAAGCATAGCCGCCTTCAAAACCTTTAATAAGTTGAGGGCAACGCCTGTCTATTAGTAGTGCTGGCTTACCTTCAACCATCTTCGTTAATTGGGAGGAAACCGATTCTAATCGAAGATCAACAGAGTTGGAGGGCGCAGGGTATGCCCTCAAGCCAGCACCGCGCAAAATATGAAACGGAGTTGATTCATCTGTCTGCGCTCTAAAATCTCCAGCAGGATCTCCATAGATAATAACTTCTGAAGCTGCGGAGAATCTTGTTGCGAGTTCTTGCCTTAATACTTCTGCAAAACGGACAATCCCCATATCTATCGCAACAATTTCTGATTGAATAAACCAACGCCCTCTTACTTTCTGTCCAAGAACTGCGGCTGGTGTTAGCCCAAAGTCTATACCAACATACACAGGCGCACTTGCAGCGATAGGTATTTCTTCTTTTGCTATGTGTACTTCACCAGCAAACATTGGATAAACAGGTTTTCCGTCTTGGATATGACCCAAGCGATTCATAACATAGACATCAATCCAGCTTTTAGTCTTACCGCGAATAAGGTTTGAATAATAATTGCCTATTATGTTTTTTTGGTTTTCCGCTTTGGGGTTTTCTTTGTAGTCTTGGATTTCACCTTCTTCATCTTTGGCTTCGAGCATCCCACAAGGCTGGGTAAAGAAACTCCAATTGTCTGGCTTAACCAACATCTTAGCTTGCTCACGTGGTATATGATCTGGGACTGGAACTTCACCAGCCATAATGGGCCACCAATGATCTTCCTCAGGTGCGTTGGTATCGGCAATAACGCCAGACCAACTAGGGCCGCCATCACGCATAGAAGGAAAACGGCCAACACGCATCGTGCAGGCATCAATAATAGACTTAGCAATCTCTCTTGCTTCGTTGATCCATATACCTGTAAGTTCGAGCGAAAGAAGTTTCTTAACATCTTCAGGTCGATCAAGGGCCAAGAAAATAACTTCAAGATCTATTTCTCCCTTTTTAATATGATGAGTGTAAGGAACAGACCAGTGAAACCTACCCCAATCAGATTCGGGAAACCAATCAAGCCAAGTCTTTATTGTTGTGGTTCTTAGCTGTGGGTTGGTGTTTCGAATGATAGCCCATCTGCTTTTACGCAGTCCATCCGATCCCTTCTGTTGTTCGAGGGCGCGTCTAAATACTTCAATGCAGCAACCAACAGATTTACCAGAACCAACAGGGCCGCGAATGCCACGAAAGAAAGTGCTGTCCTTCATAAAAGATTTAAGCACTTCTCCATCTGGTTTATATTTAAAGTTAATCATCGAAGCCCCTTATCAACTCCAAACTTTACCATAGTCTCCGCAACATCAGGGCCAATGTTATCTATAACATTATCAATCATTTTATTTGTAACAAAAGACTTCCCATGCTTTTCATCAAAGTGTTGAAAGTGTACCTTCTTAACTATTCTTCGAAGCATGGTAAGCTCTTCTGGCTTGAGCATATTTACAAAGCTCACTGTTCGTAAGCCTCATTAACGTCAGGCGTAGAAGGATCATCAGCTTTTAATCTGCCTTTGTCATCTCTAGCACGTTTCTTTTTAATTGGTTTCTTTGCTACTTCGTTAGTCCATTCTAGTCTTTTAGAATCAGAAGTTCTTGTTGCTCCTGTCCATGTTTCACCACCAAGTTGATGAGATCCCCCATCATATAACTCGCCAGTATTTGCAATCTTCCATCCCATAATTAACTCCTGTATTGTTTTACTTTCCTAGCAATCGCTTTCGGTTGAGCCACAAATTGCTTACCCGAAGCCTTACCCTTTCGTTTAGCTCTGGTTGTAGCTGCATATT